CGATCAAAGAAAGATAAGAAAGTCTTACAACAATGCCAAGATAAGCGACATGGCACAAGAAGTATATGATACTTTTATGTTAACAGGTAATGCATTACATGATAAAGAAATAGAGATAGAACCTACTGATGGAGAGTACAGTCTTGTCATTCCAGACATGAGAGCAGACGCCGCAATGCAGTTTTTATCTAGAAGAGCATACAGCGCAAAAAATAAAACATCTTTATATAGATTCTTTGAGACAAGAGAGAAGTATTATTTCTGTACGCCTGAGTACCTGGTCGAAAAATACGGCGATATTGAGAGCCTAGAAGAGGATGATAAAAACCCGCTTTATTTTATCTACAACACGTTAGAAGACAACACAGGAATGGGTCAGAAGATTGCCCAACAGTCTGTAAACGACTTCAGTTACGGCACAAAGGTCGACACGTTTCGTGATATGAAAGAGGGAATGTATCGCAGGACCATAACGGAACTCGATCCGACAACGAGGACCCGAATCCAACGAGACTATGATTACTCAACAGAGTATCAGGACAAGGAGATGCCTGAGAAGGTCAAGCTAACGCATACACAGACCTTTCTTGACACATACATGGCTGCCTCTACACAGCCTGAGTCTTATTTGATTACAGACTTTCCTCAGATAGGGCAGTCTACTGGTCAACAGAATATGCGAAAGCCTTATCAACACTTCTATGAGAACTATACGGCTAAGCCTATTGTTGACTATCACTTTGGTGTTAACTCTATGTCTCTAGAGATTAATGGGCGTATTAAGTTGTATCCTGGGCGAGTCATAAACCTTGAACTATATAAGATTAGCAATACTGTTACAGGCACGAGAGAGATTGATCATGAGAGAACAGGTAAATACATTGTTACCGAGATGGTGAATGGCTTTCATGAAGACCGCTTTAAGCAACAGATTGTGATTACCAAGGGCGGACTAACGTAATGGATTTGATTTGGAACGACTTTCTTGGATTATGTTTAATAATATCAATAGGTTATAGTATCTATTGTGTACTAGAGGATAAGTGATGAGCGGTGGATTTAATAATATGATGCATTTCGTAGGTGTTGTAGAAGACATCTATGATAAGACAAATGCCGGGCGAGTTCGTGTTCGTGCCTTTGGTATACATCCGCCTCGTATTAGTGAAGATATTGAAGATAGTGTTCCAACACAAGATTTGCCTTGGGCAACTGTACTAGACGGTTCTTATGGTGTTGCGCCAGTTATTCCCAGCGTAGGTGATTGGGTATTTGGTTTCTTTATTGATGGAGCAGAAGCACAACAGCCTATGATTATGGGAAGATTACCAGGTCAGCATCTTAACGTACCAGGGCAGTCTGGTGAAGCAGGTGAAGATGGATATCTACCACCAGAAGCAATACACAACTATGGTAAGCCAGAACTTCATCGTTATATTGGGGGTGAAGACATTCTCAAGGGGCAGACACTCATACAGAGAGCGTCTCAAGAATCTTTTATAAAACAAGCACTTAGTGATGATACGTTTGATGAGCCACCTATTGCTATGCCTGAGAATAACTTTGATAATAGAGTCTTTGCTTCTAAGAGTGGCGATAACTTTATTGTAATGGGAGATAACTCTGAAGGCGAAGCCAGTGATTACATTTTGATGTCCCACAGTTCGGGCTCCGTGTTTCAGATTGATCCGAACGGCACTATATTTGTTAAGTCCTTTGGTGATCAGTATAACACAACTGATGGGGTCTTGTCAACCTATGTTACAGGTTCTTCACACACAAATGTACAAGAAGATTGGTCACTGAAAGTAGAAACAGGCTCTGGTAAGGTCTATATTAATGGTGATCTTGACATCGAATGTGAGAACTTTAACGTCACAGCACGGGCAAATATGAATCTTCATGCTGGGGTAAAAACGAACGTCAGTGCAAATGGCATCTCTGTACTTGCCTCTGGAGACGATATTAACGTGGGTGCAGTAGGAAATATCAAGATAAAAGCCGGTACTGAAGATACAAAAGGTGGTTTCTATGTACAATCATTACATGGAGATATGCACTTAGACTCGTATAAGGCGAACATATTCACTGAAACATACACTAAGATTAGTAGTAACGGCACGCCGGCAGTGTCGGAACAGGCAGTTCCTTATGCAGATGCGGGTCATCATGGTATAGAAATCAATACATTATCAACACTTCATCTTGATGCCAAGCACTTATCAGCAGATGGAACGACTGCATTAAGCCTCAATGGGGGTGTCATTGGTATTAAATCAGCCGGTGATATTGGTATTGCCAGTACTGGTGGTGGTACAGTTGGTATAGATGACTTCGTTAAAATGGCAAATGGTGATGGAACAAGCACTTCTAATAGCACATTTGGCACTACAGATGGTGCTAGAAGTACGCAAAAACCAAACAAGAGTTCGTATGTAAGTGAGACAGAAGTGGTAAGTGTTGTCTCACCAGGCGTATTGCCGGCAAGTAAAGCAAAAGTTTTACCAGTAGTGAGACGACTTAGACCAAATATTACAGGCGTAATGCCAACTGGAGATGAGTAATGAGTCAGATATGTGACAACACAACACCATTAGCAAGCAAGGGTGCAAGTGAAATATTAACTGAATCGGCAGCCGCTTTACAAGAGGCTATCATTGATTTAGACATTCTAGCAAATCAAAATAGCCTTGATGTGCTTGATCGTAACACTGTAGTGGTGTCTACTAACGCCCTAAACAACATATTATCCAACATGGATTTAAGTGAACTTGACTCACTACAGGCAAAATTTGATAGTGATGATGGTATTACATACACTGATTTAGCTGAATTTGCTGTTTCGAATGGCGTAAATATGACTGAACTCAAGGATGAACTAGTCAAATTTAACGCTAATTTACCTAATGGAGCCGCAACAAATGCTGACTTAGGCGTTATTTCTGACATAACTGGACAGCCAATTAGCACACCATCTTCGACTGTTTCGACATTTGACACTGGTTCTGGAGCAAGTACGCCTGTTGGTGGTAGCAAAATTAGTACAAAGCCACCCACTGATTTGCTTGCTGAGATACAAAGAGCGTCTAATCTAACGGGTTTACTCTCTGGAAGAATACCATTTAAACTTGAAATACTGCCTGATCTGCTTGCTAAGTTATTGAAAAATCTAGACTTTAACTTCGCTAATAACATTGGATCAAAGCTAACAGATGCCTTATGCTCTGCATTTAACGATGTCAGTAGTAAGATAACAAAGGCATTTGCTGTTATTGATAATACTAAAGTACTCGTTCAAGACGTAACTAATATACTAGAGAAAGACCCTAAGAAGCTATTAGAGCAAATGAAGCAACGTGCCACACTTGAAACACTTGTTGGTGTTATAGAGAATGTAGTAAAGAAAGCACTTGAAGCCGCTAAGAACATTGCTTTAGCCGCTGTTGGGGGTACATTACTTGCGATAAAGGGACTTGGTGATGCCGCTAGTACTGTAATGAAAAAGATATCAAAGGAAGTATCTAATATAACTGAAGCTATGAGTGAAGCAAATACTGGTAATATCGTTAAAGACATTGAAGGAGTTGTAGCAAATCTAGCAAGTTCATTTGAAAGACTTACTCCAGAAGCAGTCTCTAATCTTATGTTTAAAATGTGTCAGAAAGCACAAGACCTTCAAGGTCAACTTATGGCACCTGCTATGAAGCTAAATCGTACAGCAAATAGTATTGCCGCTGAAGTCACAGTACTTAAATCACAAGAGGCACAGACTACACAGAAAGCAGTTAAAGCCGGTGCTATACGAGTAGAAGAGAAAGTAAAAGTAGAGAAGAAAGAAAAGGTTATAGAGAAATCTAAAGAGATAGTAAAAGAGCAGAAGAAGCAAAAAGAGATTAAGCCTGTTGAACGAGAAGCAGATATAATAACTGAGCGAAAAGAAACACCTGAAGAACAACAGATTATAATGGATGCCCTTTCAAATGGTTTTGTTGGCACTACTCGACTTACTGAGCGTATTGGTTATTCTGATAGAATCGCAATGTTTGGTGGCAAAGAAGTAGATGAAATACGAGATACTAATCCACTTGTATTAGCCAGAGTTATTCGTATGTCAGAGCAAGCAGACGAGGACTTTGATATCGTAGCAGGCACTTCTCCTCGCCTTATCATGGAAACTATTGGTGATACTAAAGGCGCAATGAATGTGACTATGCATAATACTGGATGGGCAGTAGATATTTCAGCAGATGAGTTTAATCGACAAGACCTTATTGTAGCGGCTAGTCAAGTAGGCTTTACTGGTATTGGTGTAAATCCACAGTTTATACATCTTGATCTAGGTGCCCGTAGAGGATTTCAGAAGGGCTTTGAAGATCGTGGACAAGATTATGAAGACATACAAGCCATATTAGATAAGCATGAAATAGATGGCTTTAGGAAAAAACGCTCGTAGTAACGCATAAATATATAATACGACTATAGGAAGACGACATGGCACTAACACCAATAACACGAAATAAAGATTTCTTTTCAGACTTTGAATCGAATCTAGAGCGTATTCCTGGGCGTGAAGACATTGCTCGTAGAGTAAATGAGCAAGCAGTACGAGATAGTATACGCAATTTAGTATTAACTGATCGTGGAGAAAGACTCTTTCAGCCCGACATTGGTTGTGATATAAGAGGTAGTCTATTCGAGAATATAGATCAGAATACCATTCTTATATTAAAAGAAAACATCAAGTCTACAATAAGACAATACGAGCCTCGATGTATTGTAAAAGACATTATAGTAAACGCTAATATAGATCGACATGAAGTGTTTGTAAAGATTATATTCAGTGTAATAAATACTAACAGAAATCTATCACTCACAATCGATCTTAGTAGGGTAAGATAAATGACAGATATATCACCAGTAACAACGCCTGATTTCTTTGCTACCAAAGAAGAACTCAAGACGTTTCTAAAGAATCAAGACAGATTCAAAGACTTCGATTACGAAGGCTCTAACATGAATGTACTACTAGATGTACTATCATATAATACATTCTATAACACATATTACTATAATATGGCGATATCTGAGATGTTTCTGGATAGTGCTACACAACGTAATAGTGTTATCTCTCATGCCAAAGAGTTAAACTATCTTCCTACTAGTAGACGTAGTTCAGCCGCAAAGGTAAACGTAAG